CTGCCAAACCCAAAATTTCTCACTTTGGGCTTCCAACCTTCAACATGTACGGTGTCTTGGACATTTACCAATATGTCTGTTCCTATTTCTGGACTGTCCACGATCCTGATGAGGATGCTGCCGTCGAAGCTCTTAATAGCTTCGATGAGTACCTTGACAACGACGATGAAGAAGATGTACCCACCACCCGTTCTGGCAGACGACGACGTGAGCTTAGCCATTCAGCTGCAGCTTATGTCAAGAGCCAGGTCGGTACGTTGAGTGACAACAAGGCCAACCGCTTGGTAATTGCGCGACATGTGCGTGAATACCTTGCTACTCTCCCTGATTTACGTAGAAGGGATGCCATCGGGTGTACACCTATGGCAATTGAGTACAGCTTTGTTGTTACTGAGGATGAAATGGAAGCGCATCGTATCCGCCGGACTGCTGCTTGGAAAGAGCGGTCTAGTGGGTACAGCCCCAATAAACCTTTATAGGGGTGCCCAGTAACCGTCCCCGGTGTCACAACTGGAGTGGACCGAACCAGTTGTGCACGTCTGAACATCGTGGGATCTACGGTTACGGGTATTGCGGAGAGGGTAGTGCGCGTTGTCCACGGTCTTGGGACTGGGACAGTGTATGGCGTGCACGCCAATAATATTAAAAATTTGGCACGTGGCATCGTTGAGAGGGTATTTTATGTATCTCGCGATGGGGGGCTTAAGCCACCCCCTGGGCCTGTCTGTGGGGCGTGGGATAGATTACATGACATTAGGAAACGCTTGGTTGCTAACCTGCATCGCACCGTCCGTGTTACGCTGGATGATTTTCCCAGCCTCTACACGGGCCGGAAGCGGGTGCGCAACCAGCGCGCGGTTGACTCCCTTAAACAACGGGGACTTTGTCGCCGCGATTCCTATGTTTCCACGTTCCTTAAGGCTGAGAAAATTAATTTCTCAGCCAAGCCGGACCCTGCACCCCGTGTCATACAGCCAAGGTCGCCACGCTACAATGTTGAGGTTGGGAGGTATCTCAAGTTGTTTGAGTGTGAGCTGGTCAAAGGGTTTTCGCGGGCTTTTGGTTATGATGTTATAATGAAAGGGAAGAATGCCCAACAAGTTGCTTGTTGTCTGCACGCAAACTGGAGTTGTTTTGGTAGACCTGTTGCCGTAGGGTTGGATGCTTCACGTTTCGACCAACACGTCTCTGTTGAGGCGTTGAAGTTTGAACATAGCGTTTACAACTCAGTGTTTCAGTCACCTTACCTCGCCAGACTTTTGCGCATGCAGCTACACAACAAAGGGTTTGCACGCATCGGTGAGGCTCTGATCAAGTACGAGACCATTGGATGCCGCATGAGCGGAGATATCAACACGGGGATGGGCAATTGCTTGCTTATGTCAGTCATGGTGTTGGGTTATTGTGAGTCAGTAGGGTTGAGTGCGCGTCTCGCCAATAATGGTGATGACTGCGTGCTTATGCTCGAACAACATGACCTACCCAAATTGGCTGGCATTGATGCTTGGATGCTTGGCCTCGGCTTTACTCTCACCACTGAGCCAGCCGTCACTGTGTTCGAGCGAGTTGTGTTTTGCCAAGCACAACCGGTACTCACACAAACTGGCTGGCGCATGACACGTGATCCGTTTACTGCAATGAACAAAGATCTCGTGTCGCTACAGTCTTGGGAGAATGAGCTTGATTTCCGCCGGTGGCTCTATGCGATCGGCACCTGTGGTTTAACCCTCACTCTTGGTGTACCCATCTGGGAATCGTTCTATCGAGGGCTGCTTAAATATGGGGTGAAGAATGAGAATGCGCTCTTGGCCGTCGAGGATAGTGGTCTTGGTTTTATGAGCCGTGGTGTGCGCGGAGGTGTTATTACTCCGGAGTGTCGTGCGTCGTTTTATAACGCGTTCGGTGTGCTCCCTGACCTCCAAATAGCGTGCGAAACGGACATAACCATTGACTGCACGCCTCCGACGGCCTTGAGTAGCACTCAACTACTCACTCCCGAACACACCCTCCTCGCCCTATTCCACCAACACCATGGCACCGCGTAGAAACCGATTACCTGGCTTGTCTACCACGGGTAGACGTAAGAATCGATCCAAAGTAGAGACTACTGACTTGGGGCTAGAAACATCTAGGATTAAGTATAGGACATCTGGTGTTCAACCATCCACTGGTAGTGATTCCGATTCTGCCATATTTGTCCGTCATTACATACCTAGTTTTATTAACGGTGAGATTTATGGCTCTGCCGGGCCAAGTATTATTGGCAATTACCAAGAGGCCAAATTCTTGCCTGGTACCACTGCCCGTTGGATTCCCAACTGTGGCACCCAGACGTCTGGCCGCGTGTACGTTTGTTTTATCACTAATAGTGAGCTTATGGCAAGTATACCCGACCTTATTACCGCTAGTGCTAGGATTAACTTCATTCGTTCCGTCGGTAATTATCAGAGCTTTCCCGTCTGGCAAGAGTCAAACGTTGTAGTTCCCACCACCCTCCGCCGACGCATGTTTGAAGTTAATACCACATCCTCATTAGACGACATCGATCTTGAACGTAGTTGTCAAGTTTTGATGTTTTCCATAATTGCTGGTGCCCCAGCCAATACTATCTGCGGAGGATTCGATTATACGGATTCCGTGATGATGAGTGGACCTAAGGGTGCTCCGTCCACATGAGCACCCGGCTAGTTGTTATCCCTTACTTGGCCGTATCGTGGCTAGATGAAGACTGGGTCGCCTGAGAAGCGTAATATGCCACTGGGACTAAGATATACTCGTGCGCGAGTTACCCAGTGACCCTAAAGTTAACCACGTCATTAACGGGTTTGGGATGGTGCATGGCTCGGAGAATTAGCCTAGTTCTCCGAGGGCGCTGTGTACTTCAGAC